ATTCAAAATATATTTTTGAGTATTTTGAAAATAAAAAAAATATTGACAATACTGATGAATCAGGAGAAACAGGCAACAGTTCAAAAAGTCAGATGTTGTTTAATTTTTTTAAAATACAAAAAACAGAAAAAGATAATTCATTGTCTGAAAATCGTAATAAAAATATTGTTCAAAAATACTTGAGTAATATTGATGAATCATTTATTGATATGAATTTGTTTGTAAAATCAACTGATGTTTGTCAGAGCTGTTATAAGGGAGAACTGATACCACTCGATGATGAGGGAGTTCTCATTTGTAATGTATGTGCTGTTAGTATACCTTATTTAATAGAGAATGAAAAACCGTCTTACAAGGAGCCTCCCAAAGAAGTGTGTTTTTATGCGTATAAAAAAATTAATCATTTTAAGGAAATTTTAGCTCAGTTTCAAGGAAAAGAAACGACTCAAATTCCAGATGATGTTGTTGAACAAATACAGCAACAAATTAAAAAAGAGAGAATTAATTTGGAACAACTAACACATTATAAGACAAAGGAGATTCTTAAGAAACTTGGGTTTAATAAATATTATGAGCATATAGCATTTATTAAAAATAAATTGGGTCTTAAACCACCTGTATTTAGTCCCGAATTGGAAGAGACGTTGTGTAACTTGTTTATGGAAATTCAGTCACCATATTCTAAAACATGTCCGGATTATCGTGTTAATTTTTTGAATTATTATTATGTATTATTTAAATTTTGTGAGCTTCTTGGTGAAAGTCAATATTTGGCTGATATTCCTATGTTGAAAGACAGAGAGAAGTTAATTGAGCAAGATGAGACGTGGAAGAAGATGTGTATAGAATTGGATTGGGAGTTTATAGCGACGGTGTAAAGCTTAGTACCTTTTTCTTTTTCCTCCCTTTTTATTTTTTTCAAGGTCTTTATGTCTCACCGTTTTTGCCAACGGATTTGGTAGGTCACCATGTCTCACCGTTTTGGCAAGCGGATTTGGTAGGTCACCATGTCTAATTGTTTTTGCCAATGGATTTGGTAGGTCACCGTGTCTAATTGTTTTTGCCAAATCTTGGTGTCTTGATGTTCGTGTTTTATTTGATGAATGTTTATTTTTGCGCGTTTTAGAACTAGAACTAGTTTTTGACTTTGGAGATTTTGAGCTTGGAGACCTTGACTTTGAAGAGACATGTAAATCTGCTAGAGATAATCTATCCATAATATATTATAATACGATTAAAATATATTATTTATTTTTGTAGTTTAACGCCTCTCCTTATTATATTTCCAGTCTTTTGTTTTTTCAATTCGCCCATCGCTAAAATACTTAGTAATTTCAACACCAGGCCAACCGTGTTGACTACGTAATTCTTTTTGTTTTTGAAATACAAGTGTTACTGGTTTATTTTCATCAGTGTTTATATTTTCATTCTCTTTTGTTCCATCTGAATATTCTCGTGTAATTTTAAAAAAAATACCTTGTTTTCTAATTTTTGAAGACACTAATACGCGTTGTTGGTACACTGGTGTTTGTTTTCTTTGGGTCTTTGGTGCAATTGATTGAGGTCTAGCTACTGGTTGTCGTGATGTCATACTACCAACTACTTCATATAGGTCATCATCTAAGTCTGATTTTGTTTCTTTCTTGCTAATTGGTGCTCTTGCTGTATTAGTTCTTGACTGTGATTTATTTTTGCGGGTTGCTTTAGATTTTGAGCCTGAACTTGAACTTGATTTAGATTTGTTATCCATAATATATTATAAATGAATAAAATATATTATACTTTAATATTTGGCTCTTAGCTGCGCAAAACCTTTTATAAGCGCATATAAAATATTAGCGAAAATGGTGAAATATTTGGCTCCACCTTTTTAAAGGTGGAAAAAGGTGGATTTAAAGACCACCAGGGAATCCAACCAAGTTAGCACCAATACCGAATCCAGCACCTGTGCGCGCCGACACTCCCATACTAGGAATGTATGTGTCCAATATGGCGAAGGTAGCAGCCGCTGTTAAAGCAAGCAGAATAATCTCCTCCATATTCAAAGACTTCTTGGGAATAGCAAAAGCGGCAATTGCCACCATCAAACCCTCAATTAAATATTTAACAATTCTCTTTACAAGTTCAGTAACGTCAAACATAGCCATTCTGTTATATATTATATAAATAAAAAAGAAAAAATAATAATTTGATTAGTTTTTTGTTTTTATTTTATTAAATAAAATAATAATTTACAAAATTAAAACTTAAAACGAACAACTAACTAAATATATAAATGAGTGGAAAATCTAAATCGAATGTCTCCAAAAAGTTAGCGTTTGAGCGAAAACAAAGAACTGATGGTTCTCCTAACCCTAAATATGTTGACTTACTAGAACTTGACAAGCCTATTGCTGGCCAACAATTTGGCTGTTTTTCGTTTATTACTCCCGAGAAAATTTTGAAGCAAAAGGAAATGTTCTTTTTTGAAGAATTCCTAAAGAAGTGGGAATTCTCTAAATCAATGGAGAAGTTTCACCAATTTATTAATTTTGTTTCTTATAAATACAAGTTGAATTTTGAGGACGTCATGAAAGATTATGAGGGATTCGTTACTGAGGAGCGTGAGAACATTATTAGCTCTTCTATTGAAGACGATTATAAGACATTCTTGGATAAGCATGAGGACGACCTTGAGAAGCAGTTTAGTATCAAGCACAACTTCCAGACATCTGTCAGAGGATTCAAGTCTAGAGGCAATTTCCAGACGCAAGAGGAGGCGGAGATGCGTGCTAAATTGTTGCGAGAGACCGACCCTAGTTTTGACGTATTTGTTGGACCTGTTGGCCAGTGGCTTTGCTGGGACCCTGAGGCTTACAAGACTGGACGTGTTGAGTATATGGAGGAGGAGCTTAATCAATTGGCGCAGGAGAAGCAAAAGAATGAGGCAACAGCAAAGACCGCATTTGAGCAGCGTGTTAAGGAGACCAAACAGAAGGCTATTGATGATAATAAGAAGAATGCCGAGAAGCATGGTAGCTCTTTGACTCAGGATATTGACAAGGACGGCAATTTGGTTGGAGTTACTAATAGTCAGGAGGCTAAGTTGGCTGGTTCGGAGACTATCTCGGTGGCGGATATTCGCAGTGAGCTATTTGATGGTGACAATATTGTGACAGGTCAGTCTGATTATGGCAGGTCTGAGCTTGTAAGTGGACCTTTTGCTATCCAAAAGACTGATTCTGATATGGACCGTGTTGATTAGACCTTTTTCACAAAGTTATGAAAGGTTTTGCGCAGCTAAGAGCCAAAATAAAATTGAAAATATATTTTACCTTATTTCAAATTGATAAAGTAAAATGATTTATTGTTTATGCGGAAGTATAATATTTATGGTTATAATTATGATAGTATTTCTGTCAGAATTAGGAAAATATATTGATGAAGATGGAAATCCAATATTAACTACTCAACATCTGCGTGGTATGTATATTGACAATATTATAGATGAAAGATATAACAAAATACGCAATTATGTTATTGAAAGTGCGGAAAAAGGGAAAACTAATATTGATTTTACAATTATGTGTATTCGTAACCAATACAACAATTGTGACAATTATGACGGTTATCAAGAATGGTGGAGGCTTTATATTTTGAGAAATGGTGGCGAGCTTATTCCAAAGAATGATATTCGTTTAGAACAAATTAAAATGCGTATCATAGAAAAAATACAAAACTCATTTCCTGACAGTAATATTACAAAGGGTTATAAAAACTGCTGCGACGCCTACAATATAACTTGGTAAATTAATGATTAAATAACACTATAATAATAATCATTTATTATAATTTTATTTTTAACACTGCGACTCATTTTAGCAGTTGAAATGCCTTCAGCTAGTGCTGCTTTTGCGATTGTATCCCAACAAGCTAGTAAGATGTCTGTTTTGTCTTCTCGCTTATAGACTTTTTTACCAGTTGAACAAATTAATTTTGGTGTGTATTCATGTTTTTTAATTGATAATCCGTAATATCCTTCATTATTACCATCATCTGTCCATACTACAGATTTCAATGCGTAAGGCGACTCATTTAAATAGTCCTTAATTTCTTTCATATCATTTTCAGACAATTCTTTACCAATAGAAACTTTCCATTTTTGATATTCGCTCAATAAAACTGAATTTAATACTTTTCCACAATCAGAAAACTGACATACTTGAAATACAAATGTCTCAACATTTGAATTTTCTTTTATTTTTTTATATTCAACGGGTTTTAATTTAATTCCACTATAACCATGATTTGCTCCAATGCGTTTTGGCTTAAATCTTGCGTCTAAATAACTTTTAAATGCGTGAAAAACTTCTTTTGTTGGTTTCACTTGGCTCCATAAACGGTAACGTCCTTCCATATTAACAGAGTATTCTTCTACATCTGGACGGACAATACAATCACTAATTATAAACTCATTGAATTTTTTATCCATTTCACTCTCTGTCTTTGGTGTAAATACTATATTTTGTTGTATAATTTGTGTTTCATTGTTATTGTTTATGGTGTTAGGTTGTTCATTTAGTTTTTTATTTTTAATTTCTAACTCTCTATTTTCAATTTCTAGCCTTTTATTTTGTTCTTCTAATTCTCTAATTTTATTTTCCAAGTTTTCATTAAGTTTCATTATTCTATTAAAATTATCTATGCTATATGTTTTTGAATGTATTATATCTCGAATATGTTTGGTTAATACATCAATAGTAAAATTTGTGGCATCATAAGCAATTATTTCTGTTTTATTTTTACCATTTAATTGGATACTACGAATTTGTCTTTTAATTTTTGGATATGTTTTTATAAGATTCTCAATCTCCACTTTATTTTGAACTTTAAATGCTTCTACTAATGCGAAATTATTGTAACCTTTACGATGGTCATTTATTCTAGTTGCTAGGTCATTAGTATGTCCAAATTTTATTAGTTTTTCATTTGCGTCATTTGTGTTATCAATTGTTCCAATATATATACATTCTGTGTTTAATGGAAAATGGACTAGTATTGCTTGTTCTATTGCTTTTTGTTTTTCTTTTTTAGAATTTTGTATTAGCTGTTGTTTTTCTTGTTCAGAATTTTGTTTTATTTCTAAAATAATATTTTCCTTTTGCTCTAATTGGAGTCTTAATTCGTCAGTTTCTTCTTCTACAATTTGATGTAAAACTTCTTCCATTTTCATATAATATTCATGAATTTCGCCTGCCTTTTTTGTTTGCGCTTTTAAACACAATGACTTGAAACATTTTATGGTTAATAATATTGTTTGTTTGTTGTGTCCGCCCCATTTTTCTTCTTTTGAACTTGCTTTCCCTAATGGAAAAGCAAGATTTTTATAGTCTATATCTAATTTAAAATGTTTTTCTAATAATGCAACTGCTTTTACTTTTTGTTGAAAACCTAACCATTTCCATCTATTATCTAAATCAACTACGAAATCTATATTTTTATCATAATTTAAGTAGCAATAAAAACTACTTACAAATAATTGTTGTTCAAAACCAGTAAAATTATCCTTAATTTTATTTATTAATTTGTTATTATAAGCCTTTGACAGTTTAGAGATCGGATTTTTCTCTATGAATTCTACAATATTTAGTTCTTGCATCTTATTATAAATAGTATAGTAGGATACTCTTTAAGTAGTTATAACCGTTTATATATTTTGAAAGCGGTTTTATAATAAGCGGTTCTACCATTTGCTCTTTTTAACTGCTATTTTTGGTCCCTGACCACGTTTCTTCACGTTATTAGGGTCGTATTGCTCCTCATCGTCGTCATCATTTATTTGTTTTGATAATTCCCAGAACTCTTTTGAACCTAATCTGAAATCATTATGTGAATCCGCTTTATACCAAAATACCTGGTCCTGTAATTTGTTTGACTTTGAGTTGTTATTTATCACTAGACACTCATAATTTTCAGTGCATTGGTCCATCACCTGACAAAATGATTCAAATGTCGGAAACATACCCGCATAATTTTCATAAATACGCTTTCTATTTGCGATATAAGGTTCTCTCAAAATGAAGACGTAATCAATGTTAGTTCTAAGCGTTGGAGGGACACCTAAAGGATATTGCATTGTGATGACTAACATGACCTTCCAGTGACGTCCATTCATAAATAGAAGTCGCATCATCTTATCACGCGCCCACGTATTGTCGTATAAACAATCATCTAAAATTACGAATGTTCTAGGGTCAATAGTGCTACGTTTAAATTGTTCCATTTCTTTTTTTATTTGCTTTAATACACCACGTTGTCGCTTTAAGATGTTTTCAATAATTGCAGTATTATATTCATTATGTATAAACAATTTTGGCACCAACTTGCCATAAAAACCGTTACCTTCTTCTGTTCCGGAAATAACGGTTCCGATAGGAATGTCCTGATGATAATATAGTAAATCTCTTACTAAATACGATTTACCTGTGTCACGACGACCAATTAATACAATTACTGGACCTTTAGACTCATTTGGTTTAAAACTAATGTTTTTCATATCAAATCTTTTTAATTCTAGATTCATTTTATTATACTACATATAAAAATATTATAATTAGTTTAAACGTAAATATTGCCCTTTCCTAAAATATTAAGGATTATTTATAGCTTTGTAAAAATAATAAGTTAAATATAATTATAATTTATATTTTAATTAGCTAATGACAATTTCTGTAAACTACCAGAAAAGAAAGAACAACAATCTGTTCACTAAGTTCCAAACTAACAAAAATATTAATCTAATGAATGTTCAAAAT